ATTGAAATGTGTTCTGATAAAGATCCTAATATGTTTATGTAAAAAAAAGTGCTTTATTATTTACACACAAACCTACATTCGTGAATATATATATATCTAGTAAGAAATACATATGAAGAATATGAAAGCACATACCCTGATAAGTAGAGGAAGTGTCCACACAATTTGTGTGTCCAAATAAGTATGAGAAGACACATGGTCTGTGATAACCTTCTTGAGACACCTCGTAGGATCATCACGCGAAGTAGCATCAAGTATGAGGTCTTGCGGGATATCATACTTGAGGTCGGCACGGACTACAATCTCACGGAGTTTCAGTAGTGAAAGGTCGTTCTCCAGAGATACACTTCGTAAACTATGGTTGTCCCAAAAGTATCGGTCAATGAGTGAGGATGATCCAGGACAATCACACATTTCCCAACCATCTTCCAGGGCGTCCGCTAAAAGATGGTGTGTATGCTGGACGGCGGTATTTCTGTGGTCTTCACGGAAAGTTTCGTCGATGTGGTCCGTGAATGTTGTAATCACGCACAGTGCAGAAGCGATAGCGATAATAACCATCAACGACATGGTTACTCTTCAAAGGTGTTTGAAATTAATCAATCTCATTCTCAAATTTATAAAGATAATCTTCTTTTTTTTCTCAGTCAGATATTTATGACCCAATTATATCCTAATGTTTATAAATTTGATTAATAAATTGAGTTTACAACAATATATATATATGGATCTATTTAGTCATATTGAATCCGTTGTGAATGAAACAAATATGGACTATATTGGATCTGATTTACCATTAGCAATATTTATGATAAAATTATTATCATTAAAAGTCAAGTTCAATACTATATCAGAAGATGGATTCAATAACTATATTGATTCAGACAAACCTCTCAAATTAAGATACTATTTACAAGTATCTTTTAAAGAAGAAATTAGACAAGCGTGTGAAAAGAAGATCGCGCTTATGAATGATGAATTAGAGAAAATTAAAAAGATCTTAGGTCCGAAAGAACCATCGTCTCGTGAACCTATTCCAAAACTTAGTTACGAAGATAGATTATATATTTATGATACATACCTTGAAAATTTCGATCATGAAGAATATAGGAAAAAAAACTTATACGTCCATCAATCAAGAGTAAATAGTGAAAAATTATTAGATATTTGGAAATTTAATTATCAAAGATGTCCTTTCGCAATGGACCACGACTGTTTCATATTTATTCATAGACAGGTTATTTTATCTTTCAGTAAAAAACACTCAGAAAAAAAATATCTAAGATTAAAAGATTCAATATACAAAGTATTAAATAAATTCAGGGATGAACAATCAGTTATAGCATTATTGAATTCAATAAAAAATATTATTGAATTAGGAAATATAAACTTTATTTAATCTTTCTCAAACACATCTATCATATTTTTCTTTATTATCCTCTTAAAAGTAAACGATATGTAATTGTATTTGTTATATTTTGTTTTTATCTCTTTCATAGTTTTCTTATAGTCATTAACTACCCTGTTATTCACACATAGTAACTCCATCCCTATCACAATATCAGTCATATCAAACGATTGTGTATCCGCTATTATTTTCAAAACAACTATCTTACCATTTATCTCTTCGAAATATATTCCAACCGGTTCACCACCTCTGAACTCAAACGTTTTGATTACTGTTCTAACATCGTCTAGAAGAAGGTTATTCAATGATGACGATTTCTTGATAACCGTATCGTAGTTGTTAAGGTTGGTTGGAAGACTCTTGGATTTCCTCATGAATATGTTCATATCCTTTCTATTTACTATTGATAAATAATCTTATCAAATTTAAATTTGATAACAATATTTTGTGATAACAATCACTAATACAATATGAGGACTCATACTTACCCAACCGCATATATCTCAATGACTGATGACGACATGAAAAAATGGAGCTATGCCCCACCCCGGGGTACTACACATGTTAGAATACCCCTCCTGACTGGCCAGGCTGGGGTTATAAGCATACGTGTATACGAACGCATTAGAAATCAAGCCCAAATGAAAAATACAGGTCTAGCACATTGGCCCGCTTATTTGGTGAGCAGGTTCGCTTGACAATTGACTTATTTCCCTGGCACCCCACCATCGTGGGGATAAATTTAATAAATTTGAGATTGACTTTAATTTTTTTTAAACAACGTTGACGAATACTATGAATACTAAGATGACGAAGGATGTGAAGCGGCCTAATGATCTATCATCGAAGCAGAACATTTCCCTCATCATGATAGAGTTTCTACGAGACCCCCACCTTGTGATATATTTCATAGACATTTTAGCTAGTGTAGAACTAGAAGATGCCCGAGAGTTTCACCAATCTCTTAGAGATATTAGTGCGGTTAATTCTGCTGCTATTCCTATCTGTAACCGGTTGTGGAGAACACATGTCGAACTGTTCAAATACATTTCTTATACAAGACAGGGATTCATCAAACAACAACATGCACGACCGTTTGATTGTGTTTGTTACCTGGAAGTAAATAGTATATCTGATAAAATAAAAATTTTGAACCAATTCTTTGAAGATGATCTCCAAAGAATGAAATTGTCTTCGTCTTCGTTTGTACGGCCGTATCTAAAAGCGGTTCAATATGCTTTCACTATTTTCCTCCATCTTAATGAAGATTACCATGACATTGCATTCCCTGCAGAATACAGATTCCTTAGTTCATTCCTTTGTTTAGGATTAAATGGGTCCATTACCCTACATGATTAATAGGTCATTTTAATAATCTCACACTTTTCATTCGCATTTGTGTTTTGAACAATTATAGGTATTTAATCCATTTTTTAATACTATTTATTAATAGTATTCATAAGATTAGTGAATAAGGAGATATATAAACTTAAATTTGAGATTGACTTTAATTTTTTTAAACAACGTTCATGAAGATGAAAACTAAGATGATGATTAAGAGGTCTAATGATCTGTCAACGAAGCAGGAGATTTCCCTCATCATGATAGAGTTTCTACGAGACCCTAACCTAGTCAAATATTTCTTAGACATTTTATATAGTGTAGAACTAGAAGATGCCCGAGAGTTTCACCAATCTCTTAGAGATATTAGTGCGGTTAATTCTGCTGTTCCCATAGGTTTCACTATACCTATCTGTAACCGGTTGTGGAGGACACATGTCGAACTATTCAAATACATCTCTTATACAAGACAGGGATTCATCCAACTTGAAGGTGACCTTGCTGTCGGTCATGTGTTCCTGGAAGCATATAGTCTATCTGATAAAATCAAAATTTTGAACCAATTGACGCAACCAGCAGCGAATCTAAAAGCTGTTCAATCTGCTTTCACTATTTTCAGTGAAATCATGGACAGACAACCAACAGATGTCAATACGGAAAATCTTAATGATGAAGATTACCATGACATTACATTCCTTTGTTCAGGATTAGATGGGTCCATAACCATCTATCGGGATTAGATGGGTCCATTACCCTAGTACGTGATTAATAGGTCATTTTAATAATTTTACACTTTTCACATCCGCATTTGTGTTTCGAACAATTGTAGTATTTAATCCATTTTTTTAATACTATTAATAAATTATATTTTTTTATTCTATGACTAATCATTTTATGGATAGTTTCCTGCTGATTTTCACTTATATTTTTAGAGTTAAGTAATATATTGTATTTATAAATAATAGGTAGAATTCTTTTACAAACACTATCAGATTTAATTTTGGTTCTTTTCCTTAGTCTTTTTATGATCATTTTTCTCCCCTTAACAATCTTGCCGTCGATCGATAATGATCCTTGTAATGTAAACATAAATGAATAACTCGCAAATACATCAGGTTTAAATATGTATCTTTCAATATTGTATTTACGAGAATCATCTATCTCAACATTCTTTAACTTATTTATGAATAATCTAGTACATTCATAATTTCCATCAAATAAATCATATAAAATCAAAGCAATCTCTGAATATTTACGGAGACCAAACTCCATCACTACTATATTTATGATCAATTATTTAAGTAATTATTTAAAATAAATTTGATTATATTAATTGTTATTGATAATAGATATGTCAGATATAATAGAAATACGCAATAAATTATTTAGACATCAAATAGAATGTATACAATCAAAGAAAGATTTAGTAAAATGTTTAATTAATATATGGTGTGGTGGTGGCAAAACAAGAATCATAACTTATAGTATTTTTGAAGATGGAAAAGAATTAAATGTAATTGTATTTCCTTCATTAGGATTAATTAATCAATTTAATAATGATTATATTCTATCTAAAGATTTTATGGAATATTTCAAAGAATATAAATGTTTGTCTGTTTGTTCTGATTCAGAAAGTAAACTAAAAATTAAATCAGATATTATTAAATATACAACTAATGAAAATAAAATAAAATCAACTCTTAAAAAATCTGGTAAAAAACTAATCACAGTTACTTATCAATCTTTAGAAATGTTTATGAATATTATCGTAAGTATGGATATTAGAATTAACCGTTTATATTATGATGAGGCCCATCATATTCTTGGATCTGCAATTCAACAAATTGTATTTAAAAACGAAGAACTAAATTTACTAATTGATAAAACTGAATATTATACGGCAACCCCTGATAATAAGAATGGTATAACTATGTATGATAGAGATAATGATGAAAATAGTGATTGTGGACCAATTGTATATGAATACCTCTTTTATCAAGCTGTGGAAGATAAAATTTCAAAAGATTTTACAATGAAATTAATGTTATATCCTAAAACAGTAGAAGATAAATACATTAATTTATTTGAATCAGTATTTAGAGAATGTTTTAGTGGTGAATATGATTATTGGAATATTTTAACATTTCATTCTAAGGTTGAAGAAAAGGATGAACAAGCAAGTGTAAATGATATAGTTAAACCAGAAAATCAAAAATTATTTAAACTTGCTTTCCAAAAAGTTATCAAAGATTTTCCTGAAAAGAAAGAATTATATTCTGTTGATAATATATTTTTGAAAGGTGTAGGTGCTAAAACAAAGAATAGAGAAAAAATTATAGAAGATTTTGATACAGATAAAGAAAAAGGTAGAATTTATCTATTGGCCTCTTGTAAAACACTCGGAGAAGGTATTGATACTAAGTATGCCAATATGGAGATCCCGGTTAATCCCGGTGGGAGCGTTGTATATGAACAACAAAAATTAGGTAGAATTACACGTAATCCTGGAAGAAATCAACCTAATGGTATTGTCCTTATTCCCTGTTGGATTGATATGGAACAATATGAAGGGTTGGATACAATGGAAAGAGACGAAATGATTCGTCAAGAATTACATGAAGGAGGTAATTTCAATACATTCTTGAATGTTATGAGTGCGTACAAAAATCAATGTGATCCCGAATTATGGGAACTTTGTTTGAAATATCCAAAAATGTACTCACCAAAAGAAATTAAATCAAATCTTGATAAACAAGGATTCAAGGTTGATGAATCAAAAGGTAATTTAATCGAAAATATTAATCATATTATTGATGAAGATATAACAGAATTAGTTGGTGAAACAGATGAAGAAACTATCCATAATATTATTGATAAAACTGATAAACAAGTTGAAATTCATTCACAAGATAAAGAATTACCTATTATTACCTATGGCTCAAATACAGGTGAAGAACCGATTCGGTTATTCAAAGATGAAGAAGCTGTATATCATCCTGTTTCTAAAAAAGATCCTTCTGAACCTAGAAAAAAGATAGAAAAACCTTATAAACTAAAACGAAAGAAATTAGTGAATGTCCATATGAATGATGAAATCAAGGTTCTATGGAAAATTGTAGATTCATTTGATGTTAATAATGCATTTTGTCATGGTGTTTTGGATGCTGTAATTGAATATGATAAAAATCGATTTGAAAAATGGTATGTAAAATTAGAACTAGTAAAAACCTATATTGATAAAAATAAAATACTACCAACGGG